CCTGTTGATATGTTGAGTTTAATTTTTGTATCACAGCAGACAAATCTCTGTTTAAAGATTCAGCAACTGTTTGTTTGTATTCTTTATCCGGGTGTGTAAGTACCTGTGTAATTCTAGCCATTATAAAGTAACGATGCCTCCCTTGCCGTAAGGTCTTCTTTGTTGATTTACTGGTGTACCACTTTTTCCACCATAACCTTGAATTCCACCTTGTGCACTACTCCCTGAAAAACTTGTTGGATCTTTATCATATGTTTCTCTATCTGGTGCTCTATCATATCGTCCACCTGTGCTTTGTTTTATTTGATATTTTTTTGCTTGAGATTGCGTTGCGTATGCTTTATCTAATGTTGCTTGTTCTTTAGCTGCAGAAGCAGCTGCTTTTTGTTTTTCTCTAGCTTCTATTCTTCTTTTTTCTCTCTCTATTTCTTTTATTTCTATTGTTTTATCAAAAGCTTGTTTCTTTTTATTGTAATCTAAATTTTTATCTCCGTAAAAAGATTGTCTTTGTAGTAGATTCGATAATTGTTTTGCAATTTGTGCAGGGGTATAACCCAATGCTTCATATTTAGCAGTAGCTTTTTCAACAGCTGCATTTAATTTTTCAGATTCTTTTCCAACAAATTCAGCATAATTACCAAACGCAGATCTTGTATTAATACCAAATGGATCTTGAGGTAAACCTGAATTAGGATTTTTATATGCCATATTTTCTTTTATAAATTGTTGATCAACGTAAGGTAAAGTATTAAATTTATCTGCTTTTGAAGCTAGAAAACTAAAACCTCCCATTAAAGGATTGGTAATCATACTTCCCATATTTCTTGCACCTTGCACGTATTTGTTATCCATTATACTTGAAACTTTATCTCCTACGCTTGACAACGCTCTAGTTAAAAAATTATCTGTTGGTTCTGTATTTTGATTAGCAAAAGCTTTTTCATATTCTTCCATTGAAAAATTTTGATTTTGATCACCGCCTTGATTTAAAAGATACTCTAGTCCATTAGATTGTATGGGTGCTTGTGCTATATCAATAGTTTGTAAACCAGCAGGATTATTAACTGCCATTGGAGCAACGCTACCGCTATAATTTCCTTTATTACCAAAATCAGCTGCTTCGTAAATTGCGTTTAATTCTTCTAATGTCATTATCTTCTACCATCCGGTTGTATATCTATTCTAAATGTACCTAGTTTCCAAAACTGACTTGTACTACTGTTGGATACTTTTAATGATATTGATCTAGCTCTTGCTCTTGTGTCAATTTTCTGTGTGCTACTGTTAACTGTAAACGGTCCAAGTGATGAACTAGCTGCAGTATCATTAGGAAAATCTTTAAGGTTTAAAGTGACTACTGCATCACCTGTCTGTGATAAAAAGTCTGGTAATACTCTTCTTATTTTCATCATAAATTCTCCGTCACCTCTAAGATCCGCTGTTCCACCTTCTGTCATACCTATATCAAAATCTCCTGATTCTATGTTAGCAGTAATAGCACTTGTTGTACCTTCTTTAATTTGATCTAATCCAGTTTCATGTTCATAATATATAGATGAGCCATCTGTATTACCTTGTACATAGGTTGTACTTGTACTAACAACATTTGTATCAGCATCGTATTGTGATGCGTGAGGTTTACCAAATACTGCAGAGTCAGACCAAGCTGTTCTATCTAATGTTCCTGTAGTCCATATAGGTCTATCGTTTGATGATTCTATATAATTATAAGTTACAACTCTGTTAACTGTATTAGATCCAGAATTTGGATAGAACCAACTAATCTCACCAAACAAATTGTTTAGTCCTGCATTTATGTGTTGTTTGGGAATTGTATTTATATCATCAAATACATGGTCCTCTACTAAACAAGGTAAAGATTCTAACTGTCCACCATATCTAAAGAAACCATTTTCTGACATCCAATACGCTGTACCATCAACTTCAACACATGCGTTCTTACCAATCAATCCACAGTTAGTACCCACCTGTTCAAAAGCAAATGTAAAAGGTGCTCCAACAAATCTCATAATAAATAAAGCTGTATCAGTCCAAACATAAATTGCATTTCTACCTCTTAGTACGCCCACAATCCGTGATCCATCGGCCAGTCTTTGTGTACCAGCACTATTGGTTGCTGTTGGTGTGTAGTCTGTAATATCTTCTTGAGAAGAGAATCTTATAAACATTTCGTCTTGAGTTGAAGGAGTTCCAATTGTAGTCTCTGTACCAAAAAAAATTAAGTGTCTGTCAGGAGTGGATACTAACATATCCCGTGACGCTGTTGGTGCACCGGTTGCAATAGTTGCTCTTGTTGATGAAGCATTAGTTCCATTTGAATCCCATGTAAATGTTTCACCATTAAATATTGTTGCAACAAGAGTATTTCCAAGATTGTCCAAAGACCATAGACCAGGGTCTGTTACGATGTCTCCAGATACAGCTGAGTTCCAACCTGCATAATTAGAAGCATCTGTAACTATTGCACCACTTGAGTGTATAGCTGCTGTCGTACCTGACGATCCTCTTGTTAATCCAGATAAAGTTCCTCCACTATTTCCTGTGTAAGTAATTAATTCAGAACCAATCTGTACTGTACCTGATGATGCAAACGACGATGAACTTGCCATTGTTAAACTTGTAACTGATGCATTTATTCCTGATGAAAGAGTTGATGTAAATTGTCCTTGTTGTTGACCACCCCATGATCCAAGACCCCAACCTGTTGATGCAACTTCTACTGCAGGCCCTACTGGATAATAATGTTGAACTCTAACACCTCCAGATGTGCTTGCTCCTGATGCAGATTCGTTAGAAGCCATTGTAATAGTTAATGTAGTTGTAGTTGGTATACTTGTTACTTGAAATTTGTTGTCATCAAAATTACTAGATGTAAAACCAGAGTTTGTTATTGATGTAAAATTATCTAATAAAATAATGTCACCTTTATTTATATTGTGTGCTGATGAAAAAGTTATTGTAACAACTGCTGATCCATTTGTTGTAGAAAATGCAGAAGTTAAAGTTGTTGTAGCTTTAATTGGATGTACATCATAAAAAACACCTCCAGAATAAATGTACAATATTCTATTTGTACCTAATGCTGCATACTTAATACCTGCGGTATTTACAAAATGGTGTATTGCAGTGTTACGTCCTGTAAGACTAGTTGAACCTAATTGTGCCCAACCTCCTATTTTTTCTGGATAACCGTATCTAAATCTAACATTGTCACCCTCTACCCACTGGCCTTCGCCACCGGTTGCTGTAACTTGTTTATTAAAGCCTGGTTGAAAATTAACTTTTTGTAACATAATATGTTATCCCTTGGGGTTATCATCTTTAACCTTTTTTACAGCCTTAAACCATTCGCCAGTTTTATCACCTTTGTCAGCAGCCATGTCATGATAAAGTAAATCTAGTTGTTCTTTTATTTCTGCGTAAGCAACTGCTCTATCTCTTTGATATTTATTGTTATCATAAGCAGTTTTGAGTTCTGTTACTTTAGATTCTATATTTGTTTTGGAAATTACTGTTGTTTCATTTAACCAAACAATATCATTAACATCATTTCCACCAACTCTTACTTGTGCATTAGGATTTATTGCTAAGATTGCATCTAAAATTGTTATCATACTATGCTCCTATTTCCATTAATATTAATCTACCAGTTAATTCTGGAGCACCACCAGAACCCCAGTCAGTAGTTACAGTTCCACCATCTGTTGCTATTTGAAATTTATATTTTACTTCACTTGTTGTATTGCTTGTATGAAGTAGCATTGGATTATAAAATTTAGCTATAATTAATCCACTATTTCCATAATCATAACCACCAGTAAATTCATAACCTTTATCTATATTTGCATAATCACCAGAACCAATTTTTGCCATCATATTTATATGACCTCTAGCTTCAGCAGCACTATTATTATGACCTCTAACATAAACAGATGGTAATACTAAAATTTTAGAAGATGTTGCACTTGGAGTAATTGCAGTTTCCCAAGTTGTTCCACTTGCTGATAAAACATCTGCAAGAGTAGTAGATGTACTTGAAGTTTGATAGCTATTATCAGTACCCATAATAACTTGTAAAACTTTACCCCCACCAGCATTAGCAACTAAATTAGCAACTGTCATTTTTCTAAGAGCTGAGGCTGACGCATCATGCACTACAACTAAATCTCCGTCTGCGACAGTAGTCTCTGCAGTGTGACCCGTTATAGCTGTAACATCTAAATGTTCTTCTGAAATAGCATCATCTGCTATCTGTGCTGCAGTTACAGCATCTGCCCCAAGAGCAGCTGTGTCAACTTCATTTGCTGTTAAGTGTTCAGTCCCTACAACATCATCTGCAATCTTTGCATCTGTTACTGCGTCTGCTGCTATACCACCTGTTTTTACTGTTATTATTGTCATAATTTGTTATCCTATCAATGCTTTGATCTCATCATCATCAAGACCTAATTCTTTTAGTTTAGCTTTACCAGATGCTTTTTTATTTGCAGCATTTGTTTCTGCATCTATCTCTGCTTGTTTTTCAATAGCAGCTTGTGCTTCTTCAGCATCTCTTGCAGCTTCTTCTTCTGCTGTAAATTGTATTCTTTCATTATTTATTTGTTTAAATCTTGGCATATTTATTCCTATGTTACTCCATAAAGTTTTATCACTGCTGAAACAATATTTCCAGAAGCCATTTTTATAGAAACTCCAGTTATTGCTGCTTGACCACTATTATACATACCACCACCAATATTTGAATCAACTGTACCATCAGTTATATTATATACTGATCTCCAACCTACATTTTTAAATTGTGATGTTTCAGATGGATTATACATAGTTATTTCTCCACTATAATTTTCTCCAGTAGCATTACCTATGTCTGATTTAGATATTTTCCAAAAAGTTGAATCTCCACTTTCATTACCAGCAGCACCATCAGTAGAGTTTCTAGTAGTATTACCATAAGGATAATTAGTACCAGTTTGTACAGAACCTCCAATTATTACTTGCAAATAAACACTTCTTCCATCAGTTTGACATTTTAAATTATCAATAGTAATAAGATACCTTGCGTATGTACTATCCATTCCAGTAACTGCAGCTGTTGCAGCATTAGATATGGTTGCTGTGCTAATTAAAGTGTGTGCGCCTCCTCCAGCATCTTCAAACGCAGGAGGCGATCCAGCACCAGTAGAAGTTAAAACTTGACCGTCTGATCCTGTAGCAATAGCCACTGGATCTCCAGAAGCATCAAAACTAATAATGTTTCCATCTGTACCACCAGCAAGTTTTGCTAATGTAACTTGATTATCTGCAATGTGTGCTGTATCGATACTTCCATCCGTATAATGTTCACTGTTAATTGCATTATCTGCTATCTTAGATCCATCAACTGAGTCTGCTGATAAATGAGCAAGATCAATACTAGCATCTGTATAGTGTTCAGAGTTTATAGCATTGTCTACTATCTTAGCACCTGTAACTGTATCATCAC